GGGCCTCCGCGCCGGCACCTCGGCGGCCGCCCGCCGGGGGTATGGGGTGTAGCCGCTCGCCGCGAAACCGCGCGGGACCGTGCATGGGTGTAGTTTGATATGGCGCAGATTTGAGGGGGGGGTATGGCGAGCCGGGGGGATAGCGGCGCGGTCGCGGTCGTCGGCGCGCGGGAGCCTCCAGTTAGCATCTAGCTAGAGGCTGTGCCGTCAGGCCGCGTCGAGGAAACTGGTCTGGATGGCAGCCTCGCGGAGAGCGACCTCGATCCGCCGCAGGTCGGTCTGCATGACCGCGAGCAAATCGGCCAGGATGCCGGCGCGGTGTGGGTTCGTCTTGCGAACCGCGACGATCTGGTTCTCGTGGATGCCCGAGCGGAGTAGGGCGCTGATCCGATCGACGTTGGATTCGAAGGCGCTTGCCTGCTGCCTTTCCAGCTCGGTCGGGCCGGGTGGGGCGTCAGGCATCAGGTCAAATTGAGCCTCCGCCTGCACGAGCGCGAGCGACGTTGCCCGGAGGTCCTGGTACTTTTTGCACCCGCCCGTGCGGATCGCCTCGAAGAGAACACGTTGCCCGCGAGGGCCTAGCCGGGTCAGTTCGAAAGCCTCGGAGGGCGTCAGGTTGCCGCTCGCCAGAAGGCCCTGGTAGTCCGGCTCCAGCTTGAGCAGCACGGTGCGCTCGGTTATCCGGTGCGCCGCCTTGCCGATCCGGGCGCCGAGTTCCTCCGGCGTCCAGCCGCTTTCATCCATCAGGCCTTGGTAGGAGCGCGCCTGTTCAAGCGGGGTGACATCCTGCCGCTGATCGTTCTCGACAATCTGGCGGACGCGGGTGTCGGTCAGGTTGACGGCTTCCTCGGTGACGTAGGCCCGGATCGTCGCGGCCCGGTTGATCTGGTGCGCGCGCCAGCGGCGTTCGCCGAACGTGATCCGGTAGCGGTCGGGTCCGACCGGCCGCACCTCGATCGGTTGCAACAGGCCGTCGTGCCGGATAGTCCTGGCCAGCTCCCGCAGCGCAATCGGCTCGAAGACCTTCCGCGGCTGCTCTGGATCCGGCTCCACCTGATCCATCGGGATGTCGCGGATGTCGCGCTCGGGCGCCGGTGGAAGGGGTTCCGCGGTGCCGGCCTTGGTCGCGAAGATGATCCGCGCGGCGACGCCGGTACCGCTCGCGCGGAAGGTGTCGGCCGGCAGCTTGTTGGCGTCCGCCTTGATTTCCTTGAGCCAAGCCCGGAAGGCAACCGCCTTGCTGTCCTCGCGGAAGAAAGGCCCCTCCGAGCAGATCGCGATCAGCCGGCGCCCTGGCTTCACCATTTCCCAGGCCAGCCGGATATGGGCCATGTCCTGGCCGTTGGCGAAGGGCGGGTTCATCACGACCGCGTCGTAAGGGGCGCTCTCGTACGCCTCGAAAGCCTGCTGGTGCACCTTGAGGTCGCCGCCGAGGCGGCGCAGTTCCCCGGCGTTGGTCGGGTCGATTTCCACCGCGTCGACCATGCAGCCCTTGGCCTGTAGCTCGGTGACGATGCGGCCGAGGCCCGCGCTCGGCTCGAGTACCCGCTCGCCCGGCGCGAGGCCGGCGAGATCGACCATCCAGTGCGCCAGCTCGCGGGGGGTCTCGAAAAACCCCAGCTCCTTCTTGGCGTCGGTGACCGTGCCGCTTTCGACCGCGGAGCCGATCAGCTCGCGAGGGTCGAACGGAAATTCGTGCGTCCGGTGCTTCGTGCTCCATTTGCCGCGCGCGGCTTTGAGCACCTTGGCGACCCGCAGATAGGTTACGCGGTCGAGCTCGTCGGGAAGCGTGAGAGTGTTCCCGGCGAAGACGCTGCGTGCCAGGATTGGCAGCACGTCATCCGGGATTTTCATTTTGGCGGCGGACATGGCTGGCTCCGTGGTAGGGGGTCGGGGCGGCTAGGTGACAAGGCCCATGATCGGCAGTTCCTCGGCGCCGTAGACGTGCTGGGCGCCGCAGCAGTCGCACCGATAGTTGCGAGCGTCTGGCTCGCACTCCTCCTGCATGGCGCCGCAGGCGAGGCAAAAGCCGCACTGGAGGCCGCTCGCTTCCTGGATCTGTTCGAGGGTGAAGGTGCGGCGCTTCAAGGGCCGTGGGCGGGTGGTCGTGCTCATTTGGGGATTCCTTGGATACCCGAGTAACTTACTACTAGACCGGGCGAGAGTCACGATCTAGTTGCAGCACAGCAACATATTAAGACCCGCCCACCGGTATAAATTCCCTCGCGGTGAAGATCTTGCGCAGCGGTGTCATGGCTGGCTCCTGTTCGTGGGGTAGAGTTCTCGCAGCGCGGCGATCCCGGCCGCGGTCGTGGCTTCCGGATCGCGACCGAGACCGCGGTAGAACCGCGGGTGAACCCGGCACGCGTGCGCGAGGCGGATTGTGTCGCGGTGCGGCCCGAGCCAGCGGAAGGTGTTGGCGAGGCTGAGGGCGCGCGGCCAGTCGCCGGCGCGCATCAGGTCGATCAGCCGCTGGGTTTTGGTCGTGGGCATGTCACGCCTCCAGCGGGCGGGCGGTGTGTGTCACCGTCGATTGCCGGCCGGGGCCTTCGTCGCCGCAATCAATTTGTCGCGGAGCCCGCGCAGCGTTTCCGCGTGGAGCGGGTCGGGCATTAGCTGGAAAACCGCGCAAATAGCGAAGATCGCCGCCCCGGCTTCCGCTGCGGTGATCTCGATGTTCGGTGCGTCCATTTGGCGTTTCTTTCGTGGTAGGGAATTATGCGGTGGGGTTCGCCGCGAATGGGATTTTGCGGCCGTGGGACGTGCCGCCCTTGAAGCGAAGCGGCAGGTTAAGGTCGATGGCGCCGCGTAGGGTGACGCTGTAGAGCGACTTGCTGGTGTTGGGGACGATCCAGCCCTTGTTGGTCGCCCACTTGATGGCGGAGGGGGGGACGGTCCCGAGCATTTCGTTCGGCTCGACTGCGACCCGGTTGCGGAGGGTCGAGGCCAGTTGCTCGAAGGTCCAGGAGAGCAGCTCGCTCTTCTGCCAAACCCGAACGATGTTGCCGCAGTCGTCCTCGACGGTTTCGGGCTTAACGATCAGCGCCTTTGCGGTGATGATGCTGGCGCGGGTGTTCATGCCGGTCCGCCTCTCGTATTTCGCCCGCTCCGCCAGGGTTGCCGGGGAGGGTTTGCGCCGAGTGCGGGTTGCCATCTGAGTGACTTTCGAGAGGGGAAGGAAGAGAGTCATCTATACACAAGTTACGTTCCGGTAACAACAATAATCGACAGAGCAGACAAAGTATTACCGTCGGCTCTACTGTATTAGTCCGAGGGCCGGAAATTAAAGAGCGCCCGGCGGCGCGTTACCGTCGATGCGGCGAGCAGTAGTGCACCGGGGAGTACCCCTTTCCGGGCGGGTGCAGATCCCGTAGCCGCTCCAGATTCAGGCCGGCGCCCGAAAGTGGCGTCGGAGCGTGTCGATCCCGGTGGAAAACTCCCGGTCGCTGGCGGCGATGATCGCCCGGCCGGGCCGGTCAGGGTCCGCGCGGGCGACGCGGAGGGCCTCGCCGGCGATCTCGGCGGTCCAGCCGATGAAGGGTGTGACGTCGGGGATTTCCGGCACCGCTATGGCGCGGCGTAGCTCCCACGGCATCAGCGGATGCTCGTGCTGCGGCAGCGACTCAAATCCGAACTCCGGGACGACGATGCCGAGGGCCTCGGCGAGCCATTCCGCCGCGATGGCGCGGTGACACCAGTCGCCCTCCTTGCCGGCCCGTTCGTAGCAGAGGAGGACCGGGATGCGACCGTTGCCGAGAGCCAGAAGGTCATCGGCAACCTGCCGCGGATCCAGCGGGCCGAGAATCTCGGCTCGGTAGCGGCGGTTGTACTCCGGCACGGCGACCGAATTGAACCACGGTCCCGGAGCGAGCGCCCGATAGATGCGGTAGCCGGCCTGGAGCCGGCGCGGCGTGCCCCGCGATATGCCGACCCGCTGGTGGTCATCGGGCAGCGGCTGAAACCAGCTCGATGTCTTGATGATGGGTGGGGGCATCACTCGGTCTCCGGAAAAGGCATTTGCTCGACCAGGGCGATCAGGCCGGCCGTTTTGCTGTTGGCGAACTCCGGCCTGGTGTTGTGCAGAAGGGTGTAGAGCCAGCCGGCTTGATCGTCGGTCAGATTGAGCGGAAGTGATAGAGTCGCCGTGACGCCGGTTCCTTTGTCGAAGAGATTTCTAGAGAGTCCAGTTATAGCACAAGGTGCCGACTGATGACAGTAAAAATCGAAGTCCTACACTATAGATTTGACGATGCGGCTGCGGCCGGTCATAGTGCCGGCGTTTCTGTGGTAGGAAACCGAAGGGACGCCATCTGGGGCAGCCCGCTATGCCCGCCCGCCGGTGGCGTCCCGGACGGTTCCTGAGCGATGTTTTTCGGAGCCGTGCCGCGGGCGGCGCTCCAACAGGTTACCCGCGTCGTCCCCTTCGCGGAGTGGGGGGACGTGTTCGTGGGCTGCTCGGGCTCATTTCGGTTTGACCGATCTGTTCATGACGTCCACCCGACCGTCCGCGTCCATTCCAACGATGTCTCGCTGCTATCCTGCTCGATCGGCGCGCTGGCGGCCGGCACCCCGTTTCCGCTGAAATTTACCGGGCGCCTCGCCTTCATTGAGGAAGCGGTGGCGGGCCAGCCCTTCGTGGCCCGGGTCGCCGCGGTCCAGATCGCGCAGGAGATGGCGAAGTATCGCGGCCGTAACGGCTTCGCCGTGGCGCATTTCGCGCACTACCAGGAGCGGTTCCCGGACTTCCTCGCGGCGGCGATCGCCCACACCGAGAAGGTGGTGGGCGCCCTGACCATCGCCAGCTTCCATGCCGGCGACTTCCGCGACCAGGCGGTGCGCGCCCTGGAGGCCGGCGGCGGGATCGCGGCGTTCCCGCCAACCTACAAGGGCGACTATGAGAGGCTCTACCGGTTCGTCCAGCAGAACGTCGAATGGACCGAGCCGGCCTACCGGCTGTGGGACCCGGCCGGGATCGAGGACTGGATTGACGAACTGAGGCAGATGCGCGTGCGCTACTGCGTTCTGGTGGAGCACGAGCTGGCCCGCCACAAGCCCTCGACGGCATATTTCGGCGGCATCAAGCCGGTTTTCACCTATAGCGACCAAGCCGCGTCCTCGGTCCGGCGGCTGCCCCGCAAGGCGCAGGCATTCGGTTATACGAAGGTCGATGCGGCGGCGCTGACGCCGCGAACCTGTGTCCAGATCGTGCGCGCGAGCGGCGCGCAGATGAATTTCCTCAAGGACGTCTATCTCAAAAAGGAAATCCAGCACACGACGGACATGGCGAACTTCCTAGTGATGCTGGACGGCAACCTGGCCGGCGGCTTCATCTTCGTCCGCAACAAATTCGGTGGCGGCATCTACATGCTCTGCGACTTCTCGTTGTCGCCGCTGAGTCGGGTGTCGAAGCTGATTATCATGCTGGCGACCTCGATGACGGTGATGGCAGAGGTCGAGGTCGCGCTCGTTGCCCGGATCGATTCAGTCTACACGACGGCCTATACGACCAAGCCGGTTTCGATGAAATACCGCGGCATTTTCGAGCTTATCAAGCGCGATCCTGGAAGACTCTTTTATGGCAGCAAAGTCCGAGACCAAACCCCCGCCGGTATCTACGCCGATTGGTTCCAACGGTTCGTTGCAAACGCGCGTCATAAGAGCCCCCCTCGCCTCGCTCAAGCTGCTTGAGAAAAATGCCCGGTATATGAAGGGCGAGCAGTTCGCCCTGCTGGTCAAGAACATCACGCGTGACGGTTGCCTGACCAGCTTCCCACTGGTCGCCACGGTGGACGGCGCGCTGACGGTGGTCTCCGGGAACAACCGGGTGGCGGCCGGGATCAAGGCCGGGATCATCGAGCACGATCTGATCGAGATCACGTCGCCGCTGACCCGAGAGCAGTTCGTCGCCCTGCAGCTCAGTCACAACGCCCTGGTCGGCGAGGATGATCCGAACATCCTCAAGGCGCTCTATGACGAATTGCCCTTCGAGTGGAAATTGTACTCGGGCCTGAGCGACGACGCATTCAAGATCGAGGACCTCGACCTGACCGCGTTGCAGGTCCATGCGCCATTTTACCAGGAGCTGCACATTTCGTTCCTGCCAGGCGACCGGGAGGTTTTCCTCGCCTGGCTCGAAAGCATCGGCAAGTCGAAAGCGGCCGCAGAGCGCATGGTCGGCATCTACGCCGACTTCGGCCAGTTCTTTGACATGCTGCTCGCCGTGAAAAGCGCCAGCGGCGTTCACAACACCGCGGTCGCACTGCGGCTGATGGCGGAGAAGGCCGGCCTGGCGTTGCAGGCCGAGGAAGCCGCGCGCGCCGCGGCGGGTGAGGGCAGCGATGCGGGGAGCTAAGCCGACCGCGACCATCCTCAAGGTCATCGCCGGCAACCCGGGAAGGCGCCCGCTCAACGAGCACGAGGCGAAACCGACGATCGTCGTCCCTGATCCGCCGGCGCTGCTGGAGGGGGAGGCGCTGGCCGAGTGGCATCGGGTCACGCCGCTGCTGGCGGAGGTGGGCCTGATCGCCAAGCTCGATCGAGCCATCATCACCGGCTACTGCCAAGCCTGGGCGCGGTGGATCGAGTGCGAAACGGCGCTCAGAACGACGGGCCTGATCGTGAAGGCCGCCAACGGCTTTCCGATGTACTCGCCTTATCTCACGGCGTCGAACAAGGCGCTCGACCAGGTGCGCCAGATGTCCGAGCAGATCGGCCTGTCTGGTTCTGCCCGGTCGAGGATCAAGGCGGGTGCGGCGCCGGGGGAGTTCGACCCGGCCGAAGACTTCTTGCGTGGCAGGGCGTAAGCGACCGGCGAAACCGCAGGACCCCGTCGAGGCGTACGCGAGGGCGGTTGTCGGCAACGAGCTGGTCACCGGCCGGCTGGTTCAACTCGCCTGCGAGCGCCACCTGCGCGACCTGGTTGATGGGCCGGCGCGGGGCCTGCGCTGGGATCCGTCGACCGCGCAGCGCGCGATCGACTTCTTTCCCGCCGTGCTGCGGCACAGCAAAGGCAAGTGGGCCAAGCAGCCAATCGTGCTGCTCGATTGGGAAGAGTTCTGCGTCGGGTCGGTGTTCGGCTGGAAGCTGGGCAACATCAGGCGATTCCGGACGGCGTTCGTCAGCACCGGGCGCAAGAACGGCAAATCGACGCTCGAAGCCGGCATCGGCCTCAAAGGTCTGATTGACGAAAACGAGCCCGGCGCGGAGATCTATTCGGCGGCGACGACGCGCGACCAGGCGCGGATCGTCTACACCGAAGCGGAGCGCATGCGGGCAGGATCGCCCGCGTTGCGCCGGCGGATCCAGAAGACCACCAACAATCTCGGGGTGGTTTCGACGGCTTCGTGGTTCCGGCCACTGTCGGCCGACACCTCGAAGATGGACGGCCTTAACGTGTTCATCGCCCTGGTCGACGAGCTGCACGAACACCCCAACGGCGAGGTGATCGAGAAGCTCGACACCGGCATGGGCGCGCGCGAGCAGCCGCTGATGTGGGAGACGACGACGGCCGGCGTGAACCGCCTGTCGATCTGTTACCAGCACTGGGATTTTTCGACCAAGGTTCTCGAAGGCGTCATCCCGGCCATCATCGCCGATCGGTGGTTCGCCTATATCGCCACGGCCGACGTCGGCGACGATTGGCAGGATGAGCTGGCCTGGCGGAAGGCCAACCCCTCGCTCGGGGCCGTCCTCAAGATCGAGGACCTCCGCGCAGAGGTTGCGCTCGCCCAGCAGATGCCGGCCCGACAGAACGCTATCCGGCGCCTGCGGCTGAATGAGTGGACCCAGCAGTTAGTGCGCTGGATCCCGCTGGACGTGTGGACGCGCGGCGCCGACGCGATCGATCCCGAGGCGCTGCGCGGGCGCAGATGCTTCGCCGCGCTCGACCTGGCGCGGATCAACGACCTGTCGTCCCTGGCGCTGCTCTTCCCCCCGGCCGAGCCCGGCGAACGCTGGAAAGTGCTCTGGCGCCATTGGTGTCCGGGGGATGACATCGAGATGCGGTCGAAGCGCGATCGCGCCCCCTATGAGGTGTGGCGCGACCAGGGGCACCTGATCGCGACCGAGGGCAACACCACCGATTTCAAGTTTGTCGAGAAGGCGATCCTCGACCTCGCCGCGGTCTACGACATCGTGGAGCTGGCGTTCGACCGCACGTTCGCCGGCGAGATCATCCGCAACCTGGCGGACGAAGGCATGACGCTGGTCGAGTTTGGCCAGGGCTTCCTCAGCATGGGGCCGGCCGCGGCCGAGTTCATGCGCAAGCTGCTGGCGGGCGAGTTGCAGCACGGCGGCGATCCGGTGGCCGACTGGTGCGCCTCGAACGTCTCGGTGCGCACCGATCCGGCGGGCAACGTCAAGCCGGACAAGGAACGATCCATCGAGCGCATCGACCCGATCGTGGCCGTGATTATGGCGGTCGGGCGGTCGCAGGCGGAACAAAACGGCCTCTATGGCGACGGCCGCGGGCTGCTGGTTGTCTGAGGTCAGGCCGCGACCGACCGGAGCCGCGCCGGCGGCGGGTGTTGGCGGTGAAATTCGGCGAGCCCGGCCAGCCACTGATCCACGTCGGCGGGGGCTTCCCCGCCAACACGCATCCAGCGGCGCACGGTGCCCTCGTCCCAGCCTAGCCGATCGGCTAGGCCACGTTGGGTCCAGCCGATCGCCTGAAGTGACTCGCGGCGTTCGGTGGGGCTCATCCACCGATCAGCTTGATAAATCCGGCGCCGGCGGCGAACAGTGCCGCGCCGGCACCGAGCAACGTGGCCGCGACGGTCCAGGGCAAAAACGCCCGGTCGCGGCCCAATTTCAGCGCCTCGGCATCGAGCTTGCGCTGCTCCGATACAAACTTGCGCGTTTCTTCCTGCGCCCGGTCGATCCGAGCGATTTGCTCGCGGAGGTCGAGCTGGGGAATCGGGATGTCGCTCATCGATCAGGCCTCCCGCCCCAGGTAGTCAATGGCGTCGCCCTCGGTAGCGAAAGCGCGCTGTGCGATGGCGTCTGTCCAGGGGCTGGCGAGATAGTCGGTGCGGCCACCCGGTGTCGGGCAAAAAACCATTCCGCAGTGGTGCGTACCACGATAGATCGATGCGGTAGCGTCGATTTCGTGGCGGATGGTGGTGATCTCGTTCATCGGGCATCTCCTCGATCTGCCGGGGTCAATTCCCTCGGCCATGTCCGCATTATGCGGAATTCTGCCCGGACTGTCAACAGTTATTTCCGCAATTTGCGGACTAATATAGACCGGAGCCCGCTCTCGCATGACGAATCTGATCAGCGTCGACCAGTTCCGGAAGGAGCTGCGGGAGAAGCGCGTCCCGTCGGGCGGTGTCTATCGGGTCGGCACCGAGCCTCCGGAGCTGACCTCCCAGGAGCGGACGCTGCGGTTTTGCTTCTCCGACGACGCCGTTGACCTGATGGGCGACACGATCGCCGCCGCCGGCTGGGACCTCGCGAATTTCCTGCGGAATCCGGTCGCGCTGTGGGCACACGACAGCTCGGCGCCGCCGATCGGCAGCGCAAGCAACGTCGGCGTCGAGGGCAACCGGCTGCTGGGCGATATCGCGTTCGCCCCGCTGGAAACCTACGCTTTCGCCGACACGATCTACCGGCTGTTGCTCGGCAAGTTCCTCCGCGCGGTGAGTGTCGGCTTTCTGCCGACCAAGCACCTGTTCGTGCAGGACGACCCCGCCCGCCCGTGGGGAATCGATTTCCTGGAGCAGAGCCTGCTGGAGATCAGCGTCTGCCCGGTACCGGCAAATCCGAACGCTCTGGCCGAGGCCCGGCGCAAAGGCATCGACACCCGCCCAGTGATGGAGTGGGCCGAGCGCACGCTCGATGGCGGCGGCAAGGTGATCCTGCCGCGCAAGGAATTGGAACGCTTACGCATTGCAGCAAAGGAACCGCCGATGACAGCCACCCGCACGCCTCGCTCGGGGTCGCCTCCGGGCGCCCGCAGCGGCGGCGCGAGCGAAGTTGATCCGACCACCGGCGGCGCACTGGTCGCCTCCTGCGGCCGCAAGTCCGAAGACGAGTGCGGCATGACCGATCCCTCGGAGTGCGCGATCCACGCCGGCGTCGACCCCAACGCGGTTGACGACGACAAACGATTCGCCGCCGCGCTGCGCCGGCTGATCGGGCACGGCAAGGCCGGTACCGCCGAATATCCGGGCAACGACGATCTGCCGCTGGCGCACGAGGACGCGATCCGCGTTGCGCACAAATGCCTGCGCACGTCGAAGGCTTTCATGGCCGAGGCGGCAAACCAGCACACCAAGGCGCTGAGTCTGTTGGATGGCGTGGTGGATGCGCTGGACACCGCTCCCGATACCGACCCCGACGCGGCACCGCCTACCGACCCCGACGCGCCGCCGCCGGCCGACAAGGCGGCGCAGCTCCGACGCGCCGCTGCGCTGCGCGCCAAACACCCCACGGCCTGACCCCGGAACGAGTCCGGGGCGCGCGCCGGGACGCCCCGTTTTCAATGGAAACAATTACACAATGAGCACACTGCTGTCGCTCCGCCGCGCCCTGGGCGCAGCGGTTGATGCGCTGCCGGCCCTCGCCGGCACGCCCGATTTCGCGGCCAAGGAGCTGGAGGTCGGGCAGTTGGAGCAACATATCGGCGAGCTCGAGCGCGCCGAGAAGTTCGCTGCCAAGCTGGCCCGCCCGGTCGGCGGCGTCCCGGGCACCGACAACGTGCTGGAGATCAATCCCTCCCAGCGCACCCTGTCGCAGATCCGCGGGATGGACCCGCGCGCCGGGAGGCTGCGCGGCTTCGATGATTATCTGAGCCTGGCGCGGAAGGGCCTGGATTTCACCCCGAACGCCGGCGCGCAGTTCCGCGGCTTCGGCGAGCAGCTCCAGGGCGTTTTCAAGCACTACATGAGCAAGGGGTCCGACACGGACCGGCGCCTGGTGCGGGCGCCGACCGGGGCCGGCGAGGTCGATCCGACCGGCGGCGGCTTCCTGG